AATTGCCATAATAATCTCCTATGGGTTCCTTGATTCGAGAGGGATACGAATAACGCCGTCCCGAAATTCGTCTCTGCGGTCACGCCCCATCTCATATGTGGCTAGAGCCTGCACAGACTCGTTATACATTTTATCGTAATATTGTATCATATCTGCAGGACCTTTCAAGTATCCTAAAGCTTGTAAAATACAACCATACAAAAGCACGTTCGGGGCGTTTTGGCTTAACCAAGTAGATGTATTTGTACTTGATAAACCATCTGGCTTATACGTGTAAGCGAGCTCTACATTGAGAGCGACGTTTGGTGTTGGCGCTAAATAGTGCGTATCTTGGTCCCACATAGCATAATATCTAGGAGTACCATTAGCCGTTCTATCGGGCCAATATTCATTCATAAACGAAATATCTTTTTGAAGCAAGGTTGTTCTGTCAGGAGTTGAGGAAGAAGAGTCATATATTTGAACATATCTCGTAGCTTGCCAATCTGATGGTAAAGGTAAAAAAGGATTATCTACTGTAAGTTGAGCATAATCGTATGCGCGATAATAGTTAAGATCAACTGTGCGCATAATTTGATCTTCAATAGATTTGATAAAAGGTAGAATAACAGCGTCAGATAATACAGCTGTTGTGCTTTCTGTATAATTTCTTACGTTATCATTTAAGTCAGAATATTCGGTCATGATGTACTCACTGTAACATTTCCTACGCGAGATAACAACCCAGTAGATTGTTGTGGTCTTTGAACACTAAGAGGCATCATACTTCTTTGTGTGCTAGCATAAGCCACTCCATTTGCGTAATAATTAGTGACTGGCTCTAATAATGTTTCAAAACTATTAACGGTTGTTCCAACCCCTGTGCCATCAAAAACATCTCCATCTGGTGATAATACAACTGCACCTGTTGGGGACCTAAGAGCAGTATTTCCTACAAAAGCTGTAGCATTAGCAATTTGAGGCTTAGCATGTTGTAAAGCTGTAAAATCAGTAGGGTGGTTTCTTGGATCTAATTGAGGTTGTTTGGGCTCAAATTCAGAAACATGGACCCATGATCCATTCCATTCTTGAACCATTTCATTGTAAGGAAAAGCCATTCCCGATCTATCTGATATTCTAAGAGCATATCTACCCGATGAATATTTAGCCATAATAATCTCCTATTCAAAAAATAAAGTTTGTCTTGGAACCATACTATAACTTGCTTTTTCTACATCTGCTGCTGCAGCTCTACTAAACTCTTCATCATATACAGCTTTTAAAATTTGAATTCTATCAGGAGCATATTTCATAGAAACATAGTAGGCTAATCCAGCTACTAGACATGGTAAAAAACGAAAAGGTATTTGAGCATTTTTTGTATACTGATTTATATCAGTCATGCGCAATGACGCATAATATTTAAAAGTGTAAGTAGAATCTGCTGCTGGAAAGAAAAATACTTTAGGAAGTATAGTTCTTTCAAAATAATATTGTGCAGGTCGTCCTTGAGTGGTTTTTACTGTGTAATCTAAATAGGTAGATCTACCTATTTTTGTCATTGAAAAATCACCATTACTGTTAGACATTACAGCGGTATCAATATCTATAATTTGAGAACTATCATTGGCATCAGTAGTTGCATTTCCTGCTGCATCTACTGAATATAAAGTAGTACCAGAAATTGATTGTGTTCCTGCTGTGACAGTTGCTTCTCTTTGCTGAATAGTCCACAAATTTAATCCTCTGTTTGCCCATTCAGCAATTAATAAATTAACAGAACGACGTGCGGTCTTTAATTCGTAACCAGTACGATCTTGTAAACCGCAACGTTCAAATGCCTCTTCAATCAAAGAGTCAAGATCTAAAATAAATCCTGCTGTAGATGAATAAGAGGGGGTGCCTGTATTTAAACTTGACATTTAACTACTTAGCTATTCCCATACCTCTTTTTGCAATACCACCACCACGTTTATTAATAACGCCTTTGCCAGTGCCTTTTCCAAATTTACCGTAAGATTCATCACGGCTTGCTTTTAATTGTGCAGGTGTTCTTTTCTTTCTAATTCTCATTGCGATAGATTCATCTTTTCTATCTTTATATCCTTGCCCACCTTTTTTCATCATTTTTACTTTTCCGCCGCCTCTTTTTTTAGCAACTTTTTTCTTGCCCATCATGATAGACCTCCTATGATCTTGTTATATTTTTCGCTTCTAGATATTATGACGTCTCTATAATATCCATTAGGCCATTTCCTATAATAACCTTGCCTGTGCAATTTATCAGAAGCTTGCATTAATTGCGAGAACTTTTGTACCAACATCATGGAATATTTATGATTAGGTCCTTCTTCTTGTATTTCTTCATCAGGGGAAACTAAAAACCTTTGTTCTTCAGGGGTAGCTGGATTATTTGGGTGAAAACTCATAAAATAGATGTCTTTTTTATTATACCATTCGTTATATTCTTCGGTAGCATAATGAAGCTCATCAGAAGAATAACTAAAATAAGGATCACAAAATATTAATATTTCTTTTTTAGAAAAATCTAAATTTTTTATACAAGTATTAAGTTCTTTTTTATAAGTGCTGTTTTTAGTTTTTACAGCAATCCACACTTTATCATCAGCCCATGCTTTTTTGGCAAAAGGACAAGCAGGCATCCCGTCTAAATGTACGTTAGGAACCTCTAAAAAATGTTGAGACCAAAGTCTAACATCTTCTATTATATCTTGCCTTGACGATTGTATTTTTTCCATGTGAGTCTCTTTCTTTTATTCTTAGGTCTTGATTTATTAGAGTGACCAATACTTGTTCTTTTTTTAGTTGGTGTAAAATATTCGTTATTAGGAAGTTTAGGTGCCATTAATACTTTTCTTCTAAAATTTTATATATTTTTAAATTACCCTCGCTGTCTGGTCTAAGTTCTGCTTTGACTTGACCACACTCATAACGAATAACATTGGTTCTTCCCTCTGCCAAATTACGCTCAGCTTCACGTTTAGCTTTTAAGCATTTTGACAACCCATCTGTCATCATATGGCCGTCCAACGACCCATTTACGAACATGCATAAACTGAACACATAACTAATAATCGGTTCCATTTTGCCTCACTTTGTCTTTTAAGTTTTCTACATCACTTTGCATTTTTTCAACTTGCGATTTTAAAAAATCTATATTTATATTATTTGATTCAATAGACTGTACTTCTTTTTCCATAACTTCAAACTGTCCTGCAATAAATTCTAA